CTGACTGATGACTTGGGGTACAATGTATCAGGCAGAAATGCATCTGTCAACACCCCTAGCAACCTAACTGCTAGGTGGTAACGTTACCACTTGAGTAGGTGTTTTCCATGAGATTCATCATGCCGTGGCCCCCGACGACCCTCAGTCCCAACGCTCGGGTGCACTGGTCTAAGTTGGCGAAGGCCAAGAAGGAGTACCGCAATGCGTGCGCCTGGACGGCCATCTCTCAGGGGGCTAGGCGGATCGATGCTGCGGGGCTGCATGTGAGCCTGACGTTCCATCCTCCCTCTCGCAGGGCTATCGATCTGGACAACTGTCTGGCCCGGTTCAAGTCCGGGATCGACGGCCTGGTGGACGTGCTTCAGGTGGACGACAGCAAGTGGAGGCTGACCATCCAGAAAGCGGATGAAATTGGTGGATTTGTCAAGGTCGAATTACTTGAAGTTATCCGACCACAGGAGTAACATGTCCTGGCGTTGTGATAGGCGCATCGTTCTTTTGTTACTCTCCTCCTTGAAAAAGGTTGAACCCCGCTCCGGCGGGGTCTTTTTTTCAAATGCGACACGATGTCGTATTTGGGGGGCTTGACAAGGGGGATTTCGTTCCCTCACAATTCGATCACTGCTTTGTTGGCACTTAGCAGGAAGAGCCGCTAGATCAGACTCCGACCCCTTTGGGGTCTCACCTGCCACTACAGGTGAAGTGCCAACGGGGTCTGTTCTAGCGGTTTTTTTTCGCCCGTACTCCGCACGATAGCAAGCACTCCAACCTTGGTGGCGCGGAAGGGAAGAGGGACGTGGTAAGCCAGTCTTGAACTGAGCCGGGGCAGATCCGAAAGAATCCACGGGGCTCGCCGAAACCTCAAGCCCGGGGGTGTCTGAAATGGCACATGAGGTTCCCGCAAGGGGGTGATACACACCAAAGGCTTCCTCTCCCATCCTCGCCGTTGTGCAGTGCACAAAAATCACGGTGGGGTAGGGGGAGCCTTTGGGTGATAAACAGGGGGTTGAGGGGTATTGGAACTGTCGGCGCTCACGAACAGGCGCCCGTCCTTGCCGCACGGCCCACGGGTACGGTTGTCGATGCAGGTACCGATGCCTTTACTGGCGGTGAAGGGATTGACGGCGCAGCGCATGACCAGTGCGCCCGAGTACAGGCGAGGACGGTCGATGCTCGGTCGGTAATGTTTGCATCTCTTGCAGAGTTCACGATCCTTGTCCCATGTGTACTGCGGGAGTTTGAACATCCTGTTGATCCTTGATCTGCTGCTCTAGTTGCTTGACTCGTTCGTAGGCGCATATGTAGTGCTCTGGCCCTTGCGCCCAGCAGTCGTGGTGGTGACTGCCGATCTGGTTGATGTAGTCGGTGATCTCTTTGGCCAGTCTGTCCCCGTCGAGGGTGAGACGGCCTTCGGGCGTGACGGTATCGACTCTACGCAAGAGTGCATGGCAGCGCATGAGAAGGGTGATGTGCTTCATTGCCGATCCTTTATGTTGCCAAGCCGCTGCCAGATGAGTTCTGCCTCCTCGGGGGGAACCTCTGTCGAGTTCTCAAACAGAGTGCCGTCCTCCATCATCTGTTTAATCGCGGCCATCATCTCGTCCAGTTCTTCCTGGCTACCTTCGAAGTTGTCGAAGGCTCCAGGTGCGATCTCAAGTTTCAGTTTCTTGTCCGTCATGCTCTTTCCTCAGTCGAAGTAGTTCGTCAAGCATCCGCTCCATCTGGTCTGCGGCGTGTAAATGGAACGGGCTTATGGGGATGTTGTTTGCGAGGGTTCTCATCATGCCGATGGTGACGCGAATGGAGTGTTCAGATACGGGCATCTTTGGCTTGGGTTCCCTAGCCGCCTGTATCTGCGCCAGTATCTCGGCCCCGCGCTTGCGGTGATACTCCCGCTCTTCCTTGCTCTGCTTGGGTTTCTGGTTTGCGTTGTGGTCGCCGCTCATTCCCGCCCCCTTGCTCTGATGATGGATGCAGTTATGTGCAGTCCCTCTTCATCACACACCTTCGCACACGCCTCACGCTCGGCTAGACAGCATGGCTTGTTCGGTTGGCCTTCTCGTGCCTTCATCAAGTCCATCAACTTCAGGTATCTGTTTTGCCATGTTGCTTCGACTTGCACGGAAACAAGGGCGGCGAAGCGTTCTATCTGCTCCAGAGTTATTAGCCTGAAGTCAAAAGGGTTGTCGTTGGGACAGGCAATGACTGACTCTTGAGCCATCGCAATGATCTCGTCGCGGGTCATTTCTTCTCCTAAATGTTTGTTAAACGCCAGACTGGTTGCGCCCGGGCGTGGCTTCTGACGGCCCTGCTTGGCAGCATGACTCCAGTCCTGGTGATAAGGTTTCTTTTACTCAGGGCAAGGGCTACTGCCCCCCAAGCATTAGGAGAAGGAGGTGCGCTGATCCCGCACTTGATGGCGTACTCACGGGCATCTTCAAACAGAGCGCCCTTCCATCCTGCGGCGGCAAAGTATTTGAGGACAAGAATGATTGCCGTGTTGTGCCAGTCATCCCCGGCATTCGCGAGTGCGATCTTTGCACCCTCGTCACGCAACGCAAGACCAAGTTCAAGTTGAGTGTTGTTCATACCATCCCCCACAAGTAAGTCAGCAGCATCATCAGCGTCACGAACGGGGCGAGGAACACCACGACCAAGACGGTGATCAGCCAGTACAGGACGATGAATTCACCGAGCCACTTCATGTGCCCTCCATGAAGTCAAACACTTCCTGATCGATGGTTCTCTCAACCTGCGGATAGGTGCGAACCAACTTATCCAGCTCCGCAGACGGATTGCCATCCAAGTCCAACAACTCCCACTCCCCACATCCGCCTTCAGCGGGGTAGCAGTTATCTGGCGGGCCGCTGATGAAGGCTGGGCGGTACGGTTCCCATGCAGTCACTCGGACGATGCAGGGGATGTCGCAACAAGTTGTTTCAAATTCCATGCTTCACTCCTATGAAGATCACAAGGAAGATGACTGCGGCTATCGCAATCGCGGCAACGCAACCCAATAGATCCATGCCGTCGTCTTCCCATCGGTTCATATGCTGATCCACATCAAGAAAACAGAACCAACCAAGCCAATCAAGGCCCACGCCTTGGCTGACAGGCCATTACCCTGCCTACCAAGCAGCGCAGACTGCACCCGCGATTCCTCGTAGGACAACTGGCGCAGCGGCGGCTGATAGGCAGACCCAATGCGGATGCCCGTCTTCGTGGTGTAGCAAGGCGTTTTCATCGGAACCACAGGTAGATGCCGTGAAGGATGCCAATCGGGAAGAGCAAGGCTCCGGCAATCAGAAAGCCCCACAGACCCTCCGCAAAGCAGGTAAAGATGTGCGTGAACCAAGCGATTACGCTGGCTCCAATCAAGATCGTGGTCAATGTGTCGTTCATTTCTCTCTCCTTAAAAAGGTGCTGGTGGACACTTCGACGGATCGAACTTCGGCTTCTTGTATGGCTGACCCTTGTAGGTCGGGAAGGGCCAGACCGGGGGGTGCTTTTCCATGTTCTCTCCTGAAGTGAGCGGCCATCTTATACATCTTTCTACCTGATGACAAGGGGGTGAACCTACCCGTTGACAGCGATGCCCGTTCGCAGTACTATGCACCCCTCCCAAACAACGAAAGGACATGGAGTGATCAAGTCAGTCAACATCAAGGCCATCCGCATCGATGGCGGCACGCAGTCTCGCGAGAAGTTGGATCAGGTCGTCGTCAGCGAGTACGCCGAGTCTTTCAAGGAAGGCGTGGAGTTCCCGCCCATCTCCGTCGTGCATGACGGGACGGAATACTACCTGGCAGACGGCTTCCACCGATTGCTCGCGGCCCAACACGCAGGCAAGGCTTCGATCAACTGCGATGTGATCACCGGGACTCTTCGGGATGCGGTGCTGTACTCCCTGTCGGCCAACCATTCTCATGGTCTGCGTCGATCCATTGAGGACAAGCGCAAGGCCGTGATGACCATGCTTGAGGACATCGAGTGGTCTGAGTGGTCAGACCGGGAGATCGCCCGCCAGTGCCACGTTTCGCACCCCTTCGTGCAGAAGATGCGGGCTGCGATGCAGAAGCCCGAGACTGGTAACGTTACCACTTCCAAGGCCAAGGCCGAGCCGAAAGAGAAGCCCGTCGAGGTCGAACCTGAGATCGAAGAGCACGATCAGAAGCAGGAGGTCATCGATGAGTTGGTCGTTCAGAATCAGAAGTTGACGCAGCGGCTTGCCATCGAACTGATGGAGGCTACGCCCGAGGAGAAGCAGTCGGCTGAGAAGTTGATTGAGGAACTCCGCGAGGAGATCAGGCTTCTCAAGATCGAGAACCAAGCCCTGACTGTCAGCCGCGACACCTTCCAGTCTGAGAATGGGCAGATGAAGAAGCAGATCAAGATGCTTCAGAAGAAGTTGAAAGAGGCAGGCGTTGAATGAGTTGGCTCTTTTCGCGGGCGCTGGTGGAGGCATCCTTGGGGGCAAACTCCTTGGATGGCGAACCATCTGCGCCGTCGAATGGGAACCCTACCCCGCAAGCGTACTGTGCGCCCGACAAAACGACGGCCTTCTCCCGCCTTTCCCGATTTGGGATGACATTCAAACCTTTGACGGAAGACCGTGGCGAGGCATTGTTGATGTCGTATCGGGCGGCTTTCCCTGTCAAGACATCTCCATTGCCAACATCAACGGGGACGGACTCGACGGGGAGCGGTCAGGGATGTGGCGAGAGATGGCGCGGGTGGTTGGCGAAGTACGACCACGCTTCGTCTTCGTGGAGAACAGCCCAATGCTCACTTCTCTCGGAGGAACCCGAGTCGTTGGAGATCTTGCCGCGCTCGGGTATGACTCGCGATGGACTGTTATGGGAGCAGCCGATGTCGGTGCGCCCCACCAACGGGACAGGTTCTGGCTTGTGGCCCACACCAAACGCCCGGGACTGGAAGGATTCCGGCCCGAAGCAGGGCAACCGAAAGAGTCCGAACCTTGGGACGGCAGTTCATTGGCCCACGCCAGCAACCCGGGACTACAAGGGAGCCAACGGTTTCGAGGCGACTCAACGCAAGATCAGCGAGGGCAAGCGTGCTCAGATGGGACAACTTCCCAACGCAGTCCAACAGGAATTGGGTCGCCCGATTGGTGGCACTTTGAACCCGAGTTGGGTCGAGTGGCTGATGGGGTGGCCGCCAGGGTGGACAGACTTAAAGCAATCGGCAATGGACAAGTACCCCTCTGTGCCGCAACAGCATGGAGAGAACTCAATAGCAGATCATGGGACTGAACCTTAGACCATATCAAGAGCAAACCCTTGAGGCTCTCCGTCAGGGCTTCGCGCAGGGCAAGCGCAGTCAGATCCTCTACGCCCCAACTGGCGCAGGGAAAACAGAGATGGCGATTGCTTTGCTTAACGCGACAAAAGTCAAGGGCAACAAGGCCGCGATGCTTCTTGACCGCATCATCCTGTGTGATCAGACAAGCCAACGCTTGGAGCGGTACTCCATCGATCATGGGGTGCTGCAATCAGGGCATTGGAGATATCGTCCTTACGAGAACATCCAAGTCTGTTCTGCTCAGACCCTTGAGCGGCGCGGCTCTTTTCCCGGGCTGAACCTTCTCATCGTGGACGAGGCTCACCAAACCCGGGAGCAGACAGTCGAGTTCATCAAGGCCAACCCCGATGTCCGGGTGATCGGTCTGACCGCCACCCCTTTCACCAAGGGACTCGGCAAGATTTACGAGAATGTTATCTCGACAGTCACCACCAAAGATTTGGTGGAGCAGAAGGTCTTGGTTCCCCTTCGCGTGTTCATCTCCAAAGAGATCAACATGGAAGGTGCGAAGAAGGTTGCTGGTGAATGGTCGCAGGATGAGGTCACCAAGCGGGGCATGGTCATCACCGGGGACATCGTTGCTGAGTGGGTGAAGAAGACTCACGAGATCTTCGGCAAGCCAGTCAAGACCATTGTCTTCTGTGCAGGGGTAGATCACGGCACAGACCTGATGCGGAAGTTCGCAGAGCAGGGCTACAACTTCGTATCCATTTCTTACCGTGACGACGACCAGTTCAAGCGGGATGTAATCGAGGATTTCAGCAAGCCCGACACAGAGATTCACGGACTGATTGCCACCGACATCCTGACCAAAGGCTTCGATGTTCCCGATGTCCTGATTGGTATCTCTGCTCGGCCTTTCTCAAAGTCTCTGTCCTCTCACATCCAACAGATGGGCCGGATCATGCGCGGCTCACCCGGGAAAGAGTTCGCGGTTTGGCTCGACCACTCCGGCAACTACCTTCGATTCCGAGATGATTGGGAGGAGATCTTCCAAAACGGTGTCCATGAGTTGGATGACGGCAAGGAGAAGGCCAAGAAGGAACCCTCCGAGAAGGAGAAGAAAGACTCCACTTGCCCCGTCTGCGAGGCTCTGTGGCCGAGTGGATCGGACACCTGCACCAACTGCGGCCATGTGCGGGAGAAGAAGTCTCAGGTTGTGTCTGTGCCTGGTGAGATGGAAGAACTCGGCGCGATGCAATCTCATGCGACCAAGCAGGACTGGTGGTCGATGCTCAACTGGTACATCCAGTATCAGGGATGGTCGAACGGGCGTGCTGCTCACACCTACCGGGAGAAGTTTGGCGTGTGGCCTAGAGGTCTGCACTCTCATCCCAAAGCACCCTCTCCCGAGATTGAGAAGTTCATCAAGCAAAGGCTTCGCGCCTACATCAACAGGATCAAGAAGGGTTACTGATGGAGTTCGTTCAGTTCTGCCGTGCCCACGGCATCCTGATTGACAGCGTCCCCCCTTTGGGGGTTTGGAAGCGATTCCCAACAGACGATCACCCGCACAAGCGCAACGGCGCGGTCAAGTTCATGGGCGATCATGGCTTCGTGCAGAACCATGCTACGCAGACAGAAGTTTCTGTATGGAAGTCGGATAAGCCCACCACTTTCGATCCTGAGAAACTGGCTCGCGTGGTTCAGAAGGCGCAGGACGATACCGAAAGACGGCAGCGGGAAGCGGCACAGAAAGCACAGTTCATCATGGACAGGTGCGATCAAGCCCGACATGACTACCTCAAGGCCAAGGGTTTCGAGGATCAGATCGGCTTCGTGTTACCTGCCGATGGCAAGCAAACCCTAGTGATCCCCATGAGGGTTGCCGGGAAGTTGGTCGGTTGCCAGTTGATCGATCAGGAGGGCGGTAAGAAGTTTCTCTTCGGGCAGCGGACTTCACAGGCTGAGTTCGTCTTCGACAACAAGGGGCCGCACATCTACTGCGAGGGCTACGCCACGGCACTTTCAATCCGCGCCGCTCTGAAGTCTCTGAAGAAGCAGTACACCCTCCATGTCTGCTTCTCGGCAGGGAACATGGAAAAAGTCGCGTTAGTGCACGGCCCCGGCTTTGTGGTAGCGGACAACGACGAAAGCAAAACAGGGGAAGAATCCGCAAAACGGATCGGCTTCCCCTATTTCTTGCCCCCCACAGTCGGGCACGATTTCAACGATATGCAGAGAGAAGTTGGCCTACTCAGGTCTGCGATGGCGTTGGACAAACTACTGCGGACGCGGAAGGTAGGCTAGAGGCTCGACCTTCACCCTTTCCGGGTTGTGCATCTCACAGTCAAGCACTCTGCCCAGCAACTCCATGCCGAGGGTGTAAGAGTTCATTCCCGGCCCGTAGTGGTCTGCTTGGATGCGAAGGTATCCCTTCTCATCTTCGTAGATGTAGATGCCGAAGAAGGTTTTGGATTTATCCATCGAACCCATGATACTCCCGCATCGGGTCTAACTCCAACTCCGCCTGGAGTTTGCATTCATCCACCTCCCGTGGGGTGAGGGCGCTTTCCAACACTTTGGACAGACGGACTGCTGCCACCATGTCCTCATGCGTCCGCGCTCTGGCTCCCATGAGGTAGGCCGAGACAAGGGCTTGCTTCTTATCCGGCTTCATTTTCTACCTCTTGAATCAACTCAAGTTCCCAACAGGCATCGTTGATATCGGCGCGGTCATGCTCGATTTCCTGCCATGCCTTCTCATCGGCCTCCTTTTTCGAGTTGGCTTCCACGGTAACGGTGATGTATGAGGTGCGGCGGTATTCCACTTCGTAGGTTTTCATGCTGTTGCCCCTTTTGCCAATGCTTCCGGCAATTCCACTTCATTACCCATCACGGAACCCACATAGCACCGCATGGCGGCGATCATGGGGTTCGGGCCTTCTTCTCCCCATACACCCAATTTTTCGGCTCGCCATATTGGGAACCCGTTGATTTCATGCCCGATAAAGGACAGGTCGATCTTTTCCCGCTCAATGATCGGCCCGACCATCGACCAGTTTGCAATCGGGTGAAAGTTGCTCAACCGCATGACCCGCATGGATGTAGCGTTGATCACCTGCCTCATCGCTTTCGGATCGGGTCGGGCTAACCACACTACACCCTTTTCGTCGGCCTTCCACTTCCATCCGAAACACATAGCGACTGCCCAGTTGAGGGCAGCGCCGTTCAGTTCTCCCGGCTTGATCTTCATGCTGTTGCTCCTTCTGCCAGTTCATCAGGCACATTTACCTCGTCGCCCAAGCGCGAGGCCACATAGCACCGCATGGCGGCGATCAGGGGTGTGGGCCCGCTTTTAATAAGCGGAATGTGCTTGTCCGCGCTCAGCCATTTGCAAGCCTCCCACTCCCCGCTGCCCACTTCGGTTTCTATGAGTCCTATGCTTTCCCGCTCAATGATCGGGCCACCCCACGCCCAGTCGATTGAGTATTCGTACAGCGTCGAATCCAACAGCGTGTCCTCACACTTTGCCACCGCCCAGTCGAGCGCGACGCCACTCAGTTCGCTTGTCTTAATCTTCATGCTTCCTCTCCCGTTACATCCTCAACGGATTCGATGCCCCATTTGGCGTGGAGGTTTGTGCCCCAACTTCCATCGGAAGTCACCTCCTCCCATGCTTTATCTTTAGCCTCCTCCTGCGACTCGGCCTCGACGGTCACGGTCACATATGAAGTTCGGCACATTTCTACTTCGTATAGTTTCATGGTGCTTCTCCTGCGTTGAAGGTGATGATTCCCTTGTACAACTCGGGAATGACATAGGTGTCGTATGCGCCAGTAATCGCACGCTCACCATCCCTGATGGCGGCATCCGCATAGGCATACTGCGCGATAAAGTCAACATTTTGGAAGTCGGTGCGATGAATCCCGCCCTCCTCATAGGTTGCGGCATCACCAATGATTAATGTGTAGCGACTCATTTCAACCCCCCAAATGATGCGGCATCAGGTCTTCATTCATGCCAGGAAATGTCTGCCGCAGCACCATGTGGGCATCCTCAAACGGATATTCATCACCCTCAACCTCGGGAACGACAACCTCTAGGTTAGTCTCCTCCCCGTTGTGCCAAATCCCGGCAAACATCGCACCGCACTCAATGTAGGTAGCAAGTACATCAAACCCCTTGGCCTGTAGTTTTTGGTAGATGCCAGTCGGCGGACTCCATGCGGTATCGAAGGCCGCGAGCAGTCCGTTCTCAATCTCTTCAACGGAATCGTTGTTGGATTCCCACTTGGTTCCCCAATGCTTGACTCGCCAAGCGTACCAATCCGTGGATCCATACTTCTTCACGAATGCTTCTGCCTTCTTCTCATCGTTCAACGGGGACGGGTTGTCCAGCAACTCCTGTGGAATCGGGTCGATAAGTTGAAAGGCGCATTCATCGTAGTCCACCTTCGCCCGGAAACCATTCAAAAGTTGTGGCAGCAGGGCCAGGGCTTCCTCGGTCTTGGCGACAAGGCGCAGTTTGTTTGCAGTCCAGTTAGGCATTTTCAATCTCCTCTTCAGAATTGTTGCGTTGCAGATACAGATTAAAGAACTTTGTGAACAGATCCGGGAAAGCGGCCCGTAGTCGTGCCCTGTTCTGAGGATCGGCTGCGATATACGCATCGCCAATGGCGGCGGCAAAACTTCCACCTTCTTCCATCACCCACGCCGCGTGTAGGTAGTCGTTATCGTTATTTGGTCGCTGAACCAGTTGCACTAGGTTGTCTTTCATCTTTTGCTCCATCGTTGAATGTCCCCATTGCTCGGTCAATCTCGCCCTGTTCAAACCCACGCCAATACTGGCGCAGTTCTTCACCCTTGTAGGTAGGATCGGGCGCGATATCTCCGAAGTGATATCCGGCTAGGTAGCCTTGTTTGTATGCGCTCATGGTCAATACAGACAGATTTGGTATGAGGAAAAGTTGGCGCGATAGGTTACGGTCTTATCGTCTTCTTGTATCTTTCTCCCCGCGTCCTTGCACATTTCTATGTTCTGATCCTCCATTGGTTTTAGGTCTTCATCCGTGTAGGAAAAGTCCAATACTTTCTTGCTCTTCTTATCCAAAGTAACTACCCCGTTACCGCATCCGCGATACTTGTGGTCGAGGTTACTGGGGATTCGATAGGTCGGCGCTCCAAGTTTTGTCATCATTGCAATAGAAAATTCTTCATGTGTGCAGGGCTTGCCATCCAGTAGTAACTCCCAAGAAAGATAGCCAGTTGCTTCATCATCCAAGCAGTCGCGGGTTACCCGGCCTTCATGGAATGCATAGACGATGGCTTCCCCTTCCAATCCCATGTATTGCTCTGCTTCTTCGGGCACGAAGAAACTGCCGCAGGGTATCCATTCAGACCCCACGAAAATGGAACTCTTGTATATCTCAAGGGGAAAGTCTTTCGACTCCCCTCCCTGATGAGTTATGCGAACGGTAAACATTGAGTCACCCCTTTTCAATGTATTGCCCGGGCTTCCTGTCGCCCACGCTCTACCAAGTGTCGGGCTTGCGCCCGATCTTCTATGGTTTCGGACTCCAACAAGGCGCGGATCTCCGCTGCAACCGACCTGGTGGCCGCTGGACTCCGGGCCTTCTCAAATCGGTAGCCTAGTTCTAGGTACTTGTGTTCTGAATGCTTCACTTGATCACTCCAATCCACCATAGGAAAACTGGCAGGAAAACACACATGGCTAGGAACAATGCACCTAGCAAGTCCATAGCCCCTTTGCGTCGATCTTCCGTGCTCATGCGCCCACCTGATCGTTTAGGAATCGAATCCCTGCGCCGTATCGCCCGACAAGGTACATTCTGAGGGTCGGGTCGAATGGCTTCTTGATAATGTGCCATTCGTCATCCTTATAGTCGTGTCCCGGGATTCTGTACACGGTTTTGCCCTTGCATAGTGACTTCTGTCGCTTGAGTCGCAAATGTTGATTAAGAAGGTTTCCGATAACCGTATCGGCTTCCTCCGGGATTGTTTTTTCTTCTCCGTTGTACTCATAACGGACAGGCGGCAAAGTGTTGGCATACTCGTTTAAAGTGTCTGCCAGTTCCCAAGGTTCGTAATAGTTGCATCCACCATGCCCGTCATTTTGAACGGTTCCGGCTTTCTTCCCGTCGATATAGACCGATGCTTGAAAGCAATCCGTTTCATGGCTTGCAAACTCTGAATGCTTTACATTTTTCAATTCGATTTTCATGGTTACTCTCCGTTGTTTACTTGTTCAGGGTTGATGGATTAGCCGCAATTCTTGATCCGGTTCGCACTCCCATGCGGCATCGAGGGACGAATAAATCAATGCAAGATCCGGGTTTTCTTCTTGAACGGGCCCGGATTCTGGAATCGTAACGGTTCTGCCATCGGTTAGAACTATTACAGCGCAGAAACAATTTCCGCCGAAATCGTCAACAGAAACGCTAGCGATACTGGCAGGCGGCTCGGGCAGATCCCATGCTCGGCAGGGTCTGCCGTGATACATCTGAACTAGAGCGCCTTCGGTTATGGTGTAGGTTGTACTCATTTTTTACCCCTTAGTGCTTTGGATAGGACACATTCTTGATATCGCGATTCCAACAGTCGCGGCACTCTCCGCACTTTCCGCCGCGCGTGTATGCTTCACACTCCGACCCGATGGGCGCATGGGCTTTGTGTACGGTTGAAGTGTTCCCGTCATATGCTGGAGGGTTCCCGTCTATCATTGCGCCCGACAGTCGCACGCAGAGATTCGGCGGAAAGTCTCCGAACACTTCGCGGTAGCGGTAGACCAAACCCTTCTCCTTTGTGGGTAGCCAAAACGCCACACTAGGCAAGGATTCCGCGATTCGGACAATGTCTAGTAGGTGTTGGAAGGACTGCAAATCTCCCGCATCATGCCAACGAAAGAAGGTTTCCCCTGAGCGGCGGATCAGAAAAACCATAGAGTCCGCCCAAGAGACCGAGGATAGGCCCGAGAATCGTTTTTCGTGCGCGGCTTGCACGGATGGATATGAGTAGTTATCCCGCATGGCATAGCAGTCCGCACAAACCGAACCCGGAATCAGGGCTAGTTTTCCGCCAACATTACATTTTTTGGCAGAGATTCCATAGGCAAGCCCGGGCATTTTTGACGGTTTGCCTAGACTGCCAGTAATGGATTCGGCACGGGCTTTGTTCAGGCGGCGCGGCGGAATCGCGAACAGTATGGTTTGCATGGTTACTCTCCGGTTTTGTGGTTAGCGGCGGATAAACCGAGCGGCTTGCATGGCTAGTCGCCAGTAGCGCCGTTGGTGTTGCGTGTTCTTAAGGGAAAAATGCAGGGTTCGCTCTGTCCATTCACCCGTCACATAGTTTTGCTCCGGCTCCGTGGATAGCCATTCAAAGGGTTCACCCCTTGGATGCGAACACGAAGGGATAGGGTGTTGGCGCATAAGGCGGACTAGTTCCGTGAATGTGACGGGTTCGTCTACCATCAATTGCTCGGTTTCTCCGTCCGGGCAATAGTCGTCTTCGTCGTCCGCAGGGCCGGGATAAGTCGTTTCATAGAGACTAATCAGAATCATTTTGTGGCTCCGGGTTGTGTGTCTTCGTCCATCATTTCCGCGATAGCGCATCGGGCTATGTCGCGCATGAGGAAACCGATTTGATTGTCGTGACAAGACCAATCGTCAAAACTGGCTAGGTCTTGGAGTGCCGCTAGAAGGTCAGGGGCGGCGGCAATCAGTCGCGCATTTGCGGCATGGTTCTCTGCACCATCCCACGAATCCATTGATGCAATCCAATGGTTTTGGGGGATGCTACGGATGGTCTTCGTGGACTCTTCGAATCGCCAAGGGTTGTAGGTTCTCATGGTGCGGCTCCGGGTTAGGCGTGGAAACGGGGAAGGCGGCGGACAAACGCGTCACGGTTTGTGTGTGTCTCAATGATGCGATAGGCGACTCCTGCGGACTGAAGGGCACGGATGTACAACCCTGCGTCGCAGTCTTCCTCTAGCCATACCGTATCGCCATCTCGGTATGAGTAGGCGGAAATTTTGTCCGCCAGTCCATAGGCGCGAAGGGATTGGATATCGGCGGCAATCCAACCGTGACCGGGATCCTGAAGGTAGTCAAGGGTAAGCATGGTTTCTCTCCGGGTTAGTTGATGTTCAAAGTGCCGTTGATGTAGTTGGCAGGTTTGATGGAAGGCCAAACGCGCTCGGCTAGTTCGTGGGCTTGATCAGGATCGTCTGTCTCAAACTCGCGAGAGATACGAACCTCATCGGCGCTCGGCCCTCCGGGCAGTTGCGTTTCCACATAGAAGGTGAAGGTAAGAACGATCATCGGGTGCTCCATGTAGGTGATAGGACAGTCGCTATCCTATGTGTTGCATAGAGTGTGTCCAATTGATTGTTGCAATCGGCTGCTGGGTGTTGATAGTGCCTGGTGCTATCGGGAAGGCGGGATCGATAGCCTGGCTTGATGTTCCGGGTTTGTTCCCCTATGATCAGGCCCGCAACTAACGCAAGCCCGAAGGGCAACAGTCCTACATGAGCAAACTAACCCGTAAGCAAATAAGGGAAGGCCTACAGACAGTCCCTATGGAGTCCATCCTAGGTAAAGATGTTTCCCGCGAACTAACAGCAAAGCAAAAGAGGTTTGCCCTAGAAGTGGCAAAGGGCGCCACTAAGGCTGACGCCTACAGAACAGCATACAAAGCAGACGCCAGTCCCCATACCCTAGTGTCCAAACCCTATCACCTGATGCGCGACGACAGGATACGGGCAGAGGTCGAAGCATACGAAGCGGCAATAGAAGCCGCGAGATACCGAACCCCTGCGGCTTTGCGCGAATTGGTGATTCAATCGCTAGTTTCCGTAGTAATTAACCCGGAAACAAAAGATAGTGTGAAGGTAGCGGCGGCTAAGGTATTGGGAACCGTGACGGAAGTTGCCGCATTTACTGAGCGGAAAGAAGTCAAGACGATATCTTCAAGTGAAGACGCAAAGGCCAATGTAATGGCAGAGTTGAAACGTCTAATCCGCGACGGCGCAACCGATGCCACCATTGTGGAAACCCAAGCGGCTGACCTACTGGCGGAACTATCGGCGGAATCGAACCCGGCCCCTGCCATTGTGGAATC